TGCACGGTACTTACGTGGCATTGCATTGATGATGCCCTGCATTACATCAGGTGTCCAAGCATTATCTGCTACGGTCACTACTGACTCATGTGCTCCACCATCTTTGGTCTTCTTAATAAAGCCTGGCATGATTGACAAGAATGCTCCTGTTGAACCATCACCATTGATAGCGAGATCTTCGATATCATTTGCGAATGCGTTGGTCATCAAGCGTACTAAGTGATCTTCTAGAGCGTCACCTTCTACACCATCTTCCAATGATTCTGCTGTTACTTCCCAATCAAGACGAATCTTCTTGGTAGTAAGTTCGACCTTAGAGAATGTTGCGCCTGTGTTTGTGTATGTACCAATTGCTTGCGCTGCTGCACGAATTACACGCTCACCGACGTTTACCTTCTCAAGTTCCATTGAATTAGCCTTCATTGTTACACGACGGCCATCCTTTGCTAATACTGTAGCGTCCCAAACATAGTCGATAAAACGACGTGCCTGCTCGGGGCGCAAAATTCCAGAAGCCGCTGAACCACTAGGGTTAACAGCATTTGCTCCGCTTGTTGATCCAAGTGTTGCTGTTGGAATGTTTCCGAGAGTGTTTGCTCCTGGATTTGATACTCCACCAATACCACCTGATGCGAAAGCACCTTGACCCTGATACAGACCTGGAGTTTCTCCTCCTAGATTTGCTTCAGCGCCTGGCTGGTTTTTGATTATTTCTTCTGACATATTGTCACCTCCTAGTGATTTGTTCATTTGAATAGATCGGCTGTTTTGAGGAAACTACCGCCCCATAGGGATTTTTCAACCGTTTCAGATTGATTCTGAAAGATATCGCCGATATCTCCAGACTTTCGGAATGCGGTGTCTGCTTCCACAGCGTCTACTCGTTTTCCAAATTCATTAAATTCACTTGATACTGCTGCAATATCTTTTGCAACTGCTGCAAATGAATCCTTAACTGTATCAACATCTACCTTTGAAGACTTAAGAAGTTCTACTTCTGCTTGCAAAGCCTTTACTGTTGACACTAGATCGCTAAAGGCTGATTCTAGAGTATTTTTCATTTCGGTAACTGCTTCTGCAACTACCTCTTCTGACTTAGATACTTCTACAACTGCTTCAACTACTGTTTCGACTGCTTCAGCATCTTCTGCTTTAGTAATCTCTTCTGCTACAACTTCATCGGTCTTAGCAACTTCTGTTGCCTCAACCTCTTCTGCCTTAGCAACTTGTTCAGTAACTTCTGCAACTGATGCATCTGCCTCTGGAGCGACCACAACATCTTCAACTACATCTGTCTTTTCAACTTGTGTTTTTGATTTTGTCATAGGTTGTACCTCCTTGTTAATCTTAGAAGTATTAATGCCTTTAGCACTATCAACTAAGAATTTTATCATTGTTGTTTTTTCATCATCCGTTTTTTCAACGAACCCTATATTTTCCATCTGCTCTCCAGTAATGGGGCTAACTTCTGAATCGTTTTCAGATGATATAACAATTCCATTTTCTTTATCATAAAAAACATTTTCCAATACAGTTGTATCTGCCTTGATAACATCTACGCCATCAACCTTTTCAACTGAAACAATATTTGCAAACTGATTTGCTGGGGAATCTACAAGACTCAACTCAACTAAATCATAATCTTTAATAATTCTAATTTGTGAATCTGACTTCTCATCATAGCCATCATCCCACTTGTTCATTCTTCCGCCAATTGAAAAACCAGTTAAGGTTCCATCAAGAACTTTTTCCCATGTGTCCTGTGCACCCTTTGAAACATATGCTGACACAAAGACACCCTTATAAAACTTCTTTGATTCTGGATCAAAGTACTTATCTTCTTTGAAGTTTACCATCTTGCCAACTGCTAATGGCTGGTGCATTTCTCTAATGTTTCCACGAAACTTTGCAAAGGCATTCATTGATGCTTCAGATGTAACAATGTCCATCTGCTTGTCAAGATTGTCTAATGATGCAAAACCTGAAACGATGCGACGCTCTTTGTCTACCTTGTTAAAAGGCATTGAAAGACGAAGATTTTCCCCATCTGAATTCCAATGGGCTTTAGATATATTGCTCACCATTATATTATAAACCCCTTTTTACACATATATCACATATTGGACATATTGGACACTAGGTAGTTTGTCGTCCCTCTCCCTTTGGTGCTCTGCCAGCAACTGTGGAAGTGCTGTCAGAATTATTGTTTGTTCTTTCTGCATCCCTAGACCTTGTAGTCCTTGCTTCTGCTGATGCTGCTGGACTCAAGTCTAGCACATCATCGCCACCATCTCTTTGTGGCATGTCCAAAACAACTCTTGCTTCGTTAGGAGTCATGATCTGATTCTTAACATATCTTTCAAGAATCTGAGACTGTGCAATCTCATCTGTTAATGTTAATTCATTAAACACAAACTCTATGATGTCTGTCTTTTCACGAATAATCTTGTTGATCATTTTTTCAAGTTGTCTTTGTGCTGGTCTTGCAACCTGCTCCTTAAAGGTGCGATCCTGTGCAAGTGCTGCTGCAATAGAACCAGAATCGCCACCTCCAAGTTTAGACAATGGTACTTGGTGTGCCACTAGGATATCATCACGGTTTTGCTTACGATACTCTTTAAATGAGCCGTCCTGTATACCGTCTTCGATGGGCTCCATCTTGAATTCAACTTTGTTATTTTCGCTATCACCTGGAAGTGGAATATATAGCGTTCTGTGAGACTGCCCTCTGAGACTTGTTTGCAAGAATCTAAACATCTTATCTTCTGCATCTCCAGAAAGTTTCGCACCCTTCAATGTTACAACGTATCGTGGAACTGCCTTGTTTGCAAAATAGTCAATGTTGTACTGAGAAGCAAGAGAGTCTCCATGTAGTGAGTTAATAGCCGACATAATGTCTGGCACTCCGTAGAATGTGTTTAGAGGTGAGTACTGCTTAAAGTGAATAATCTCGTTTGGTCTAGCATCTGTGGTTAGTGGGTTTTGATTCTTTGCACCAAAGTTACGGAAGTAAACAATCTTGTTTCCAATGATTTGAACATAGCCGTCTTTTAGTCTTCTTACTCGCATTGTTGTTGCTGGTATATGTCCAACGTATCCAATTTCTCCACGAGTTGTTCTACCAATTTCTAGGTAACCATTTCCTGTTGACTGAAGATCTGTATAAACCTTTTCCATTGTGGCTGTAAAAGAATCGTCATCATTAAGGGACTCTAGCCAATCACGCATTTCAATCTTTGCTCTTTCAATTCTCTTTCGTGCTTTTTGTGTTGCACTGTTATCTTCTGATGCTTCAAGTCTCATCATTGTTCTTGGAGAAACCTTGAACTCATATCCAAGACCAACAATGTTTTCTACCTTGGCATCAATTGCTGCATGGTTTGCAAATGATGTGTCATAGTAGTTTGCCAATTCATAAAGGTTCCATGGCGGTGTAATAACATCAAACATTCCATAGCCGTTTACATAGACTAGTCCTGGGTTTATCTCTTTTGACTGTGCTCCATCAATACCGCTTTTTCCTGCAAGTGCTGCAGTTGTATACTGTGTTGTTGGCTCAACCATCTTAGTTGACATTCTGCTTGTACGTCTTTTAAAGTTGGAGTCTAAACCATCTAAAGTTTTTAATGTTTCCCAATTACCATTAAATGGATCCGATTTTACAAAAGTATCGTCTTTCTTTGCTGCTTCATCAATTCTTGCGCTAATCTCGTATTCGTTGTCTTGCATGACTACTCCTCGTCCCCATACTTAGCAATTGTATCTTTTGCTGCTTGCACTGCACCAAGGTCGTTAAGTGAAGGGATAAGACCCTCTTTCATTCTGTCAACTTGCTCAGAATACTCTTCTTCGGAAACTCTAGTTAGCCCTGGAACAAATACACAAGTGCCATCTCCTGGATCTCCATAGTACATTGCAGTCTTTTTTAGTTCTGCAATTCTAGAAATATCATTCTTATCTGACGGAATATTAAGAACTGAGCCATTGCCATCTGTAAACCACTTACCATTAGCCTTTTTATATACGTATAAACCCCAGTCGTAATTCTTTTCAATTACCTGTCTTCTAACATTTTTTACAATTGGTTGACCAGTTTTTGGGTCTATTAATGAATCCATATCCATAAGTATACCATATCATACTGGATCTTGTACGAACTGGTTCCAATTAACATCTGTGAACACCGTGTATGAGTATTCGCCAAAACTAACAGGGCGCTCATCATCGACTATAATCTTGTTTGTTCCAGTATAACTCTTATAAACATCTGATGGATTTACTCCATAATAACTTGTTTCTGACAAAACCAATACCTTATTCCAATTAAATGAACCAATATCCCAGAACTCCCAGTCAAGTTGAAAAGACCCAAGAACCTTTACTCTAAACCAAGGTCGCTCTGCTATATTTTGGACCTCTTGAAGATTTGTAGACTGATAATAAGAAATGCTATTGAACAATAGTGGCCCAGTCAACCTTACTGCCCCTTCAAAAAATGAGAAATTTAGGCTGCTAGAAAAGTTAATTCCAAGGAATCCCCATTCTTGCAATGTCAAAACAGGCTCTTTTACTATCTTACCGTTCCAATAAAATCCAACACCATTTTGTATTAGGCCTGTGTTTGCATCTATTGCATAAATCTTTGCTCTTCTACCAGAAGGATCGCTGGCAACCATGTAAAACTTTATGTAAGAGTCTTTGCTTTGTATCTCAAATATTTGCGTTGGCGCATATGGGAAATAGTCACCGTCAAACCTAACGGCCATTTGCATTGCAATAACTTTAAATCCTTCTGCTCTACTTTCATTTACAGGAATTGCAAGCCCTCTGTTTACTAGTGGGTCATACTTTCCCTTTAATTGAATACCGCTAGTTTTTGTTAAATAAAGATATGGAGATGATCCAGTATAAATTGCAAAAGGATTTTTCTTTTTAAAGTTATAATAAATTCCAGTTTTAGTATAAGGATACATAGATGCGCCGAATCTTGTGCCGATTGGACTTGCATCTGATTCATTTAATGCTTGTGATGCATAAGAAAGTTTTTTAATTGCAACATTATTTGTTTGTGAATTTTTTACATTCATTTCTATGTGTGTCACAATAGACAAATCATTAAAATCTACACCTGCTGGTGTATATATAATCATATTATCTACAACCTCATACTTTGTTGTCATCCAGTCTGATCCAGGAACAAGTATTCCATCTCTTGAAGGTCTTTCTGTTTTTGTAAAATAAAAGTATGTTTGGTTTGCACCTAACTCTGTGTATTGAAAAGTTACATATGTCTTTACAACTGCACCATCTGTATTATATCTGTAGTCTTTTGATATTTTATTTTTTAAATCTTCGTAGTCGTTATATCCAGTAAATAGATAATTATCTAAAGAGGTATAGGTTCTTTGAACTGGCACACCGTAGTCGTCTGCTAACTCTGCATATGTCCAACTTTCTGGCTTTGTCTCTATTGCAATTGTTTTTGATGGTATAGGATAGTCAACGTTAAATTGAATAAAATCAAGATCAAAATATTGATCACCTCGCTTATCGAGTACAGATTCAGCAAAATATGTTAAAGGAAGTTGATCTTCCCAGTATGCGCTTGCAGAAACCGTTAGACTGTATGTATTAAAAGTTGTTTCTGGCAAAACGGTGTAACTTGCAATATGGTCTAGTAAAGAGTCTTCATCAAGAACTATAACTCCTCCGCCAGAAATTGCTCCGTTGGCTGTGTCTGTTGTGCTTCCGTATGGTGGCATAGAGGTTGTATCTATTCCTCCATCTATATTAATTAATTGATTATTTTGATAAAAAGAAAAAAGATCTTCGTTCCAAACTGGAACTCCTATTTCATTAAACAAGGATCTAATTTTTTGAAAATTATGCGCTGTGCAAAAACCAACATTATAAATATTTCCAGTAAATGTTGATAAACCATTTTTATCTCCACCTACATACATTCTTAGATCTGATAAAGACCCAAAAAAATCTGATGCTGGATTCCCAAATCTTGAAACAAATGCTGGAATGTTTATTCCAACATCAATAATTTCTCCTGGCTCTGCTAATAGCGGAGAATATATTGTCTCTTCTGATCCACCGTAACTAATCTTATAAGATATTTGATTATTTAGCAACTGTATAAGAAGGTAACTATTTGTATTTTCTTTTTCAATTTTAAAAAGTGTTTGTGCTGATGCTGAATTTTGTGGTAGTTTAAAGCATCCATAAAAAGCAGAAACTGGGTTTTTCATAAAAGCAAAATTTTTAAAGAAAAGGTGCCCAGAAATAGAGTTCCAAGAGGGGTCTGGCCTAAATGAAAAAAAATCTCTTGCTTCAGATTGCTGAACTGCTTTGCATGCTAACAAAAGTTCTTTTTCTGTTCTTGAAGAAACAACTATCTCTGGAAGAGGATATGATTCAACGGAAAGAGATCTATTAGAGGTTGACACATTATCTGAAAACCCTTGATTCCATGAGCCTATTTTTGGATACGAATAGTTTGACGTGTAGTCTGCAAAAGAGTAATCAATAAAAACAGATGTACCGCTGTATGATGTGTTAATGTTTTCTGGAATGTCAACACCTTGACCAAATACGAACCTTCGTTTTGCAACTGATGACGAAACAATATATGGATATATACCAACACAGTCAATTTCTATTGGGTACACATCTTCATACGCATAGAAACCTATCCAGTCTTGGTCTTTACCATCGTTAAACATTTCTGGCAAAACAAGTCCTTCAGTTAAATAACTTAAAGATATAACTTCTTTTCCATTGATAAGCAAAGACGAAGTATTTTTTCCAACCCTTAAGTGAACAAGCATTGGCCTAGTCCACTCACCAACGTAGTATGTGCTATATTGTTCTCCTATTTTTAAACCCATAGACGGGCCATCAATATATATACCATCTTCGGAAGCAATTGGACCAACTACTCTTTTTCTATCGTTGCTATATGAATTGACTCTAAGCCAGGTTTCTAAAGTATATTCTCTAAACTTTCCAGCCTCGTTTAAAAATCCTACTCCAGGAATGATTAATGAAGGGCTTCCATCATTTGGATACATGGTAGTTAGACCAGAAGTTCCATAGACTATTGGTATTCCTGAATTTTTTGCCTTAAGCATGTTATCTGAAACTAAATAGTAGGCATCTAACTCTTGTAGACCGTAGCATTTAGCAATAACTCCCTTTTTAGGAGCAATAGATATGTTTGATGGTATGTCTATTGCTTCAACACCAAGAGATGAGGAGGCAAATTCTTCTGACCACTGACCAAGACTTAAACCATTTACCAAAAACACGTCTTCTGTTTCTGATCCACCCAAAAAGTTAATTTTAAAAACTAGTCTTATTTTTGTATCATCTGGAGGTGTATCAAATGTTTCTGATATAAAAATCCAATTGCTGTTTATTACAGTATCATAGTTTTTTAAATGCGTAATATCTTGACCGCTTGTGGTGTCTGTATATTGATACCCTATTTCAAAGCCAGCAACATATGCGCTTTCAGAATAAAAGTAACCGCCTACAGAAAAAGTTTTTAGATATTTATTAAAGTTTTTTATATCCATTATGTCGTTGCTAATTGCAACAATAGATGCAGACTCTGTTGCTGTTGGTGTGGCAGTTATTTTGCCCACATAACTTCCAATAAATGGCTCGTCTATTGAGTTAGGATGTGGTTCATGAGTACCGCCAACTATTGTCCAATTTGACAAATTTCTTTGAGATTCTGAAATCAAAGAAATATAGTCTGCTTTATCATCTAATGCCCATAGACCAGTCGGATGCTCAGCAAAGACTTTTTCTGCATATAGGTTTGATGGTGTTGTCATATATTCTCCTACCCCATTATACCAGTTACAAACCCATATCTTTATATATTATTGGAGACCTTTTGTCTTTTTCCATTGAGTGCCACATTGCCATAGTGTACCTTTTACCGCTAGTTATTTTTTTTACAGAGTGCGAATATTCTGTTCCACCAGACGGGAATGTTACGATGTCACCTGCTTTTGGCTTGTATAGAAAATCTTGATTTGGGAAGTATAACTCTCCACCAGAGTAGTTGTCATTTAGATACAAAACAGAACTAAACTGAACAAACTCATAACCAGAATGGGAGTCTATATGCTTTCCAGCGTAAGACCCTTCTTTCCATAAAGACAGAACAGCACTTACCGTATAAAGTTCTGGTATAAAACCATTATTATTCCTGTTTAGTTTGTTCACAATTTCAGAATACTTAGATAGCAAAGACACAACATTCTTGTCTT